TCTTCTGTGATAGAGTGCTTTAAGAACATAATACCAAAACCACCCAAAGGTGTTTGATACTTATTGCCAGTGTTGATTGGCTGTTGCGAGTGAGCGATTAAATACTTGTTTGGGTTGGTATATGGTTGACCGTTATCAGTGTTATACTGAACAACAGACCAGCTCCATGTCTGACCGACATGTCGTATATCTACCTTAATCCAGCCGTCTGTTAAAGCACCAGTTTCCTGACGGTTCCAGACAGTAACGTAAGTGTTCACCTTTTGGTTAATAGTCTTTTTAGTTACCTTACCATGTCTAGCTCTAGTCCTAATCGTTTTTTTAACCGTTCTAGTACCAGTTTTAATCTTAACCGCCGCGTCTTTTTTATTCGTGAATGCTCCGCTGGGGCCTGTTGTGGTTAATAAATCACGATGTTTTCCGTCATTGGGAGCGAGAACTGAACCCGGCTGACAAATCTGTAAACGACAGCGTGGGCGGCCGCCGCCTCCGGGGTCAACGATACAAAAATTACCGATTGCTTTGCCACCAGTATCAGTCCACTGGAATTGAACTGCACCCATTGCACGCTCGTTATGAGTACCACCATACCGCCCATGATGAATACCGGCTCTTAAACGCCAGTCTGTAAGTGATTGCGTCAAACCAGTATATCTCAAAGCTGGGCCATACCAGCCAGTTTGATGAGAACCAAACCGTTGATTGGTACCGTTGGGGTCACGTTTAACTGTCATGGCAGAGCTGGCGTCATTAATTACTGCTTCCCCTTGGAACACCGTGGGGGAACCACCGTTAGGCGGAACTAATCCACCAATGGCACTTGCATCATTTGACCACATTGCCATTGTCTCAACGGGGGCATCTAATACCTTTTCCCATTCCTGAACGGCCTGTGCTTGCTCTAATGGGTCTTCTGGGCCAACCCCATAATTACCGCCATTAAGAGTATAACCTACATATTTTAGCGCCCTAGGTGGAATAATCTGGATAACTGGTTCTGTCTGTGCCGTACCATCAACAGTAATAACGTTCAATCCGGGCTTTAGGTCAACTTCAACTTGTGGTAAGGTCGCTCTAGGGTCAGACATAACAAACGTAATTGTAGATGTCGAATCCCAAGATCCCTCTTGTGTTACTTGCGGGTCAGCAATTGCAGTAATGTGCCCCCAATAAGTTAAATCAGGCTGAAATCCAAAGACCAGTGGAATTTCTTGGTCGTTGTCTGGTTCATCTGTTAATAATAAACCAGCTAAGGTTTGCGCGTAATCAGTATACGATTGTGAATTATGTGACGCCATGATTGTAATTGGAATATTAATTGTTTTTGTAGTATAATCAATACCACCAAAATGAACCCCATATTTTGCGGGAATATCGGTTGACAATTCTGACATTGCCGGTGCAATTGGTGGGAGCACCATTCCCATAATAACGTGTAAGTCTGTGCGGCTATTAAGTCCGCCCAAACTAAATTCATCTTCTTTTAATGCCAATGGTTTTTACCTCCCATTCAATCGTTATGTACACGAGGGGTAACCCTCGTATAAGTTAGTTAATCAAGTTATTGTACCTTGCTTTAGCTAATTTTTGTGCTTCAACAGCGTCTACAACACTTTGTGAAGCAACGTAAGCAACATTTGGAGTATTGCTTGATGACAGAATAGCTTGCAATAATGCGTTCGTTTGCTGGATAGCAATTGCAATCTGTTCGATTGCTTGACTATCAGCAGATGACGTGTTTTGAGTATTCACGTTAGTGGCAGTGTTACCACTTTCAAGGTAGCTGATTGATTGCTTTAATTGACGAATTGCGGCGTCTTTGTTGGTCAAAGACACAACCATCTCTGGTTTGTTATGTTCCGCAATGTTAATCATTTGAGCTTTATCAACAAGGCCACCGTTCTCCATACCCTTAATGTAACGGTATACAGCGGAAGCATTGCTCAAACGAGCACCACCAGAAGCGTCCATGTTACCACCAGACTCCCAAGTTGCGAAGAATTTTTGGGCCGCGGCAGTGGGATTTGTCATTCTCAATACAGCCTTTAACATTCCGTTTGCGCCGGGTTCATTCAAGGCGTAGCCGATTTGACCAGCGGCAGAGTTCCATGAGTAACCATGTTTTCTCAACCAGCTTCTTAATCCAGTTTCACGGGTGAACGTCCATTGTCCTAAACCAGTACCATGGTCACTAGCGTTGACAGCGGAAGGGCTCAAATTAGATTCTTGAATCCAGTTACCTAAGATACCAGCAATACCACCGTTGTTAGAAGCGGGATAACCTTGCTTGAATGCTTTAGCCAATGCGCGAGCACGTGAAGCAACACTACCGCCAAGTTTGACGTTACCGACAAGTTGTTCATCTTGGCCTGCTTTTAACATCTTTTTGAACCAGCTAGTAAGAGAGTGAATAACAATATCGCCAGTCATACCAACGGCTTTGGCGGCAATACCCCCGCCTTTTGCTAGGGCGTTCAATGGTGAAGCAATCATGGCTGATAGATACTTGGCGGGTGACTTAATCATCTTACCTAAGTTATCAATAAGCTTAGAAGCTTTAGTTTTAATTCCAGAGAACCAGCTACCAACTCCGTGTACGGCACCGCCGATAGCGCTACCGATACCATCTAACCAGCCAGTAGCCGAAGCGAAAGCTGGAATTCTACCGCCACTGTGTTCAAGGTAAGGCTGAACCATTCTAGCGTCCTCACCTTTGGCAATTTCCGTACCTTTTGGAAGGTTGACAATGACATTACGTTTGTTGGGGAACATACCCATACGTCCATCTGGAAGCTTGTAGGCTTCACGCCAATATTTTGACTTAGCGTCATTTACTAATGCTGGGCCGCCCGGAGTACCCTTAGCATAAGTGCTTATTTTAGCCGAACCGTAACTAGCTGTATTAAGCCTAAAGCTCTTACCAACACCAATCTTCTTTTCAACGCCATTAATAGCGCCTGCAACGGCATTCCAACCTTTGATGACAGGGTGAATAATACCATTGTTGACAATACCAGCCATGGAGTTCCAAATACCGTGCCATGCGCCTTTTAAAGCACCAGAAATTCGTCCCGGAAGTTTCTTAAAGAAGCTTGCCATATTGTTGCCGAACTTAGAGATATTCTTCCAAATACCCTTAATCCAGCCGCCAATAGTTTTAGATACATTCCTCCATGCCTTAGCAACTGGTGATAACAAGTTTCTGAACCACTTAGTTACGTTTTTATAGATTTTGTGCACCCAACTACCGACCGAATTAGAAATAGATTTCCACCATCTTGCCGCTGTCCGAGAAATAGACTGCCAAGCCTTGGCTACGGGGCTTAGTAGTCTTCCAATCCATTTAGTAGCAGCTTTGTAAAGATTATGAACCCATTTGCTAACGGTTCCTGATATACTCTTCCACCACTTTCCCGCAGTTTTGGAAATAGAATGCCAGACTTTAGCTAATGGACTTAATAATTTTCCAATCCATTTAGTAGTGGTATGATAAATATTCTTAACGAATTTTGTAACATTTTTTAAAGTGCCACCCCATGCTTTAGAAATACCCTTACCGATTTTACCCATCGTTTTCTGGATTGGTCTAACCATATTATCAATAGTCTTACGAACACTCTTAGCCCAGCGCTTAATCTTCTTGCCAACATCGGTAAAGAACTTACCCATGTTTCTGACAGCCTTACCAATTCCTTTGAGTAACTTAGCTAGACCAATTGCGGCCAATTTACTAGCAATTGCTCCTAAGGCGGCGATGAACTTGCCAATACCCTTGACTACGCCTGCAATGTCTTTACCAATAGTTACGATTGACTTACCAACTGGGCTGGTCTTAAACCATTTACCGATTTTGTTAAATGGCACCTGAATTGCTTTAATGGCGGGAGCAAAGAACTTACCAATCCCCTTAGCCCAGCCAGACATGGTTTTACCAACACCAGATAACATTTTAGAGATTGATTTTCCAACACCTGTTTTGCCAAGACCAGAAAACATCTTACCAAATGCTGAACCGATTGACTTACCAAGACTACTTAAACTAGGCATTTTAAGCCCTTTGAACAATCCGCCAAACCACTTACTAATACCACTAAGTTTAGGCATTTTAAAGTTCTTGAACATTTTACCAATATTAGGCATTTTAAAGCCTTTAAACATCTTACCAAAATTAATACTTGGTAATTTAAGCTTGCCAATCCACTTACCAATACCACCAAACCAGTCGCCAACCGATTTTGTAATGGT